TTAAAGACATCAAAGAATTATAAAAAAAAATATAAAGGACAAGGGAAATGAAAATAAATAGCTATAACAATTCAACGCCAACAACAAGTACTACATTAATTGGATCAAACAGTACGGGAGAGACATTTAATTTTACTGTTCAATCAGTCTTTGATTTAATATACAGTGGTGTATTAAATGTTAACGCTTCTGTTGTTGCAACAAATTCAGCAACATCTGCTACAATTACTAGCACAAACACATACTTTACTGGCACAGTTGCTGGAGCTAGTTTTGCAATAACTTTTCCAGCTGCAAATTCCAACTTAAATGGTATAAAGTACACAGTAATGTCCACAATTGCAAGACCTACTACAACATGGATATCTACTGGTGCTACATTTGTTGGTGCACCTGCTGCATTAGTAGCAAATACTCCAGTATGTTTTCAGTACAATCATTCTGATCTTAAGTGGTATATATCATTATAATTAGTATATTTGCATAATAAATTTAATAAAATGAAAAAAATAAAAAAAGAGGAGCTCTCTAAGTTAGTTGAGCTTAACACAAACTTTCGGGAATTAAAGTTCCAATTGGCAGATATTGAGGTTACCTTCAATAGACTTAAAAGCCAAAAAATCGCTACACTTTCAAATCTTGAAACAGCAGCCTTTGATTTATCGTCTTATCAGGATGAGATAATTAAGGAGTATGGAGACATTAAAGTAAATCTACAGACAGGTGAATATAATTAGAAAAGTGTCTATTGGCCCTGACTACATGAAGTGCATGCACTATATGTTAGGGCAAGAAGTTCTTGATAGAACTTGGGTAATAGATTCCATACTAAAGGATGACTCTGGATCAATATCTATATGGATAATTAAATCTGGAGAAATAATTAAGTGGAAAACTTTTTCTAGTAACGTTCCAACATCAATAGAGTTTAAAATAGATTTTTAATGAAGTCACCATACTGTTTTATCATCAAGCCAGTTGATGGAAAGCGGTACGATAATATAAGAACTTACGGAGGTAAGCCATTTGTCATAAGCTCATCACAGGAGGACCACAAATCTACAAATAGGTTTGCTGAGGTAATATGCACACCAATGTACTACACTGGACCAATAATGCCAGGGGACATAGTGGTTGTTCATCACAACACATTTAAGTTTTACTACGACATGAAGGGCAGACAAAAGAGTAGTTGGAACTACTTGTTTGACGACTTCTTTATTGTTCAGGACGATCAATTGTATTTGTATAAGTCAGGTGAATCTGATTGGATGGCACCGTCACCATTCTGTTTTGTGAAGCCAATCCCATCAGAAGATAAGGTGTTCTCATCTTTGGGCAGTCTTGAGGAATTGTGGGGTGAACTAATATTTACCAATAATGAATTAGAGGGTGTATCTGTTGGTGATGTAGTTTCATTTACTCCAGACAGCGAGTATGAGTTTAAGATAAACGGTGATTTAGTTTACAGAATGTACAACAGGAACATATGTCTAAAAAAATAGAGATACTTGAGGCTGGTAAGAAGGCTATTGACGAGCTTATTAAGGTTCTGATGGAGCCAATTATTACTCATGCTGAGGACGACCTTACTGCCGATAAATTAAAAAATGCAGCCTCTGCTAAAAAGCTAGCCTTTGACGATGCACTATCTATGCTACATAAGATTGAGGAGGAGGAGAACAAAGATAAAAATGTAGACATCGTTAAGATTGATCATGGAAGGCAAGGATTTGCTGAAGGAAGAGCTAAGAATGGAAAATAACTTATACAGGGTTGTTTTAGATCAAGTTCCTAAAAGTGTTGTAACTAATAGGAATAAAAAGAAAGCATGGGCTTACGGATACAGCAGTGACTATGACTTTGTTGTAGTATCTAAGGACGGCACTATAGGTGAGATATACGAAATAGGAGGACTAAAGGTTGCACTTCCAAGTACCCCAACCAAGGTAGACAACTTGAATAATGTTTGGACTCCAAAAGAATACCCTGAAGAACTACAAAAAATAAAAACTATTTTTGATTGGAATAGAAGGGACAATATTTTTAAGTCACGGTATATAGACTTAGTCGAGGGTGAGTTTGACAAGAGGGAGTATGGTTATTGGTTTATGAATAATAACACCCCTACCTACGTGACTGGTAGTCATTACATGTACTTACAGTGGACAAAGATAGACATTGGACTTCCTGATTTTCGTGAGTCAAACAGGATATTTTATATTTTCTGGGAGGCTTGCAAGGCTGATGCTAGATCTTTTGGTATGTGCTACCTAAAGAATAGACGTTCTGGATTTTCTTTTATGAGCTCGTCTGAGTCTTGTAGCACTGGTACTATAGTGCGTGACTCTAGAATTGGTATACTATCTAAGACAGGTTCTGACGCAAAAAAAATGTTTACCGATAAGGTTGTTCCGATAATACGTAACTACCCATTCTTCTTCAAGCCTATTCAAGACGGTATGGACAATCCAAAGACCGAGCTTGCATTTAGAGTTCCAGCCTCAAAGATTACAAGAAGGAACATGGACGATGAAAAGACTGAAGAGATTGATGGTCTTGATACTACGATTGACTGGAAGAATACTGCTGACAATAGTTATGACGGTGAAAAATTACTCTTACTAGTTCATGACGAATCTGGAAAATGGGAGAAGCCTGAAAACATATTAAACAATTGGCGTGTAACAAAGACCTGTCTTAGGTTGGGATCAAAGATTGTTGGTAAGTGTATGATGGGATCAACGTCAAATGCATTGTCTAAGGGTGGTGATAATTTTAAGAAACTATTTAACGATAGTAACCCTGCATCACGATCTGCCAATGGTCAGACCAAGCAGGGATTGTATTCTTTATTTATACCAATGGAATGGAATATTGAGGGATACATTGATAGGTATGGATGGCCAGTTTTTGAAGATCCAAAAACACCAGTTATTGGAATGGACGGAGAAAAAATAACCAACGGTGTTATTACTTGGTGGACAAACGAGGTTACTGCATTGAAGTCTGATGCTGACGCACTAAATGAATTTTATCGACAGTTTCCAAGGACGGAGTCTCATGCATTTAGGGATGAGTCAAAGCAGTCATTGTTTAACTTGACAAAGATATACCAACAGATTGACTATAACGACTCATTAATAAAGGATAGGGTCTTAACTAGGGGTTACTTTCACTGGAAGGACGGTAAGCCAGACACAACTGTTGTATGGACCCCAGATCAGAAGGGTAGATTTCTTGTTTCATGGATACCAGAGCAAAACAAAAGAAACAACGTAATAGACAGGAAGGGATTAAAGTATCCTGGAAATGAAAACATTGGCTCGTTTGGGTGTGACCCGTATGACATATCTGGTGTTGTAGGTGGTGGTGGATCGAATGGTGCTCTTCATGGAATGACTAAGTTTCACATGGAAAATGCACCAACAAATGAATTTTTTTTAGAGTATATAGCACGGCCTCAGACAGCTGAGATATTCTTTGAGGATGTTCTTATGGCATGTGTATTTTATGGTATGCCGATACTAATTGAGAACAATAAGCAACGACTACTGTATCACTTTAAAAATAGAGGGTACAGACCATTCTCAATTAATCGTCCAGACAAGCACTACAGCAAGCTCTCTAAGACAGAGATAGAGCTCGGTGGTATACCTAACTCATCTGAGGATGTAAAACAAGCCCATGCGGCAGCTATTGGCTCTTACATTGAAGAATATGTTGGTCTGGATCTTGAGGGAACATACCGTGACCAAGATTCTATGGGGTCTATGTATTTTACAAAAACCCTTGAAGATTGGGCTAGGTTTGATATAAACAACAGGACAAAGCACGATGCCTCAATTAGCTCTGGTCTTGCAATTATGTCTATAAAAAAGTACATTGTTAACCAAGAGAAAACAAATACAAAAATAAGTATTAAATTTGCAAGATACGATAACACAGGCAACCGAAGCGAAATAAAAAAATAATGGATAAACCATCAGTCTTAATACAACAAAGATCATTCCCCAACCAGAACGCAACAGATGAAGAAAAAGCAACAATTGAATATGGCTTAAAGGTAGCAAAGGCGATTGAGGGAGAGTGGTTTAAAAAAAATACAAATAGTTGTAGGTTCTACAATCAATGGGGCAATTACCATACACTTAGATTATACGCTAGGGGTGAGCAGCCAGTTCAAAAATATAAAAACGAGCTTTCTATAGATGGAGACCTGTCTCACTTAAATCTTGATTGGTCACCAATACCTATTATTCCAAAGTTTGTTGATATTGTTGTTAACGGAATGTCTGACAGACTATTTACAATTAAGGCTGAGGCTCAGGATGTTATGTCTGCTGAACAAAAGAATATGTTTCAGGACATGATCGAGTCAGACATGATCGCAAAAGACTTCCTTAATCTAACTAAGTCTGAATTTGGAGTTGATGCATTTAATATTGATCCAAATGAATTGCCAGAAAACGATGAGGAATTATCGTTGTACATGCAACTTAAGTATAAGCCTAGCATTGAAATTGCTGAAGAAATAGCAATAGACACTATACTTAAGATGAATGAATATTCAGAAATAAGAAGTCTTATCGATTACGACATGACTACAATTGGTCTTGGTGTAGCAAAGCATTCATTTTTAATTAATGATGGTGTAAACATTGAGTATGTAGACCCTGCTAACTGGATACATAGTTATACTGAAAAGCCTGATTTTTCTGACTGTTATTATTTCGGAGAGGTAAAGATGGTCCACTATACTGAACTAAGAAAGATCAATCCAAACTTAACAGATGAAGAATTAACTGAGATAAGAAACGCTAGTTCTGCTTGGTATGATTATTTTCCAATAATAAAAACGTATCAGGACGATGCTTTTTTAAATGAAGTAGTAACACTTCTTTATGTTAACTACAAGACAGACATGAAGTTTGTTTGGAAGAAAAAAATATTAGAGAACGGTGGCGAAAAGGTAATAAGAAAAGATTCATCATTTAATCCTCCAGTTGAGGAAGGAATGATGTACGAGAAGATAGAGTCTGTTAAGGATGTATGGTACGATGGTATATTAGTTGGTGGATCTAACAAGATGATAAAGTGGGAGATGATGAAAAACATGGTCCGACCAAAGTCAGCTTCACAGAACGCTATGCCTAATTATATTGCATACGCACCTAGAATGTATAAGGGTAATGTTGAGTCTCTTGTTAAGAGAATGATACCGTTTGCCGATCAGATACAATTAACGCACCTTAAGCTACAACAAGTAATGTCTAGAATTGTTCCAGATGGAGTCTTTATTGACGCTGACGGAATAAATGAAGTTGACTTGGGTACAGGTGCAGCATACAATCCAGAAGATGCATTAAAGATGTACTTCCAAACTGGTAGTGTAATAGGAAGAAGCTATACTCAAGATGGTGATTTTAATAATGCTAGAATACCTATTCAAGAGTTAAACACAAATAGTGGTCAGTCTAAGATGGCTGCACTTATTGGTAACTACAATCATAACTTAAGCATGATTCGTGACGTTACTGGAATAAATGAGGCTAGAGATGGATCGACACCTAATCCAGACGCACTAGTTGGAATACAGAAGATGGCTGCACTAAGCTCTAATACAGCGACAAGGCACATACTAGAGGCTGGTCTATCTATAACAAGAAGATTAGCAACGTGTATATCATTAAGAATTGGAGACATACTTGAGTACTCTGACTTTGTTGAGGAGTTCTCTATGCAGATAGGAAAGTATAACGTTGGAATTCTTGATGAGATAAAAGATTTATATCTACATGACTTTGGTATATTTATAGAGATATCTCCAGACGAAGAGCAAAAACTAAACCTAGAGAAGAACATACAGATTGCACTACAGCAGCAAACAATTGACTTAGAAGATGCTATTGACATTAGAATGATCAATAACATGAAGCTAGCAAATGAGATGCTTAAGGTTAAGCGTAGAAAAAGAATGGAAACACAGCAGAAGCAGAAGCAAGAAGAGATGCAGATGCAAGGCCAGATGAACATGCAGTCACAACAAGCGGCAGCAGAACAGAAGGCACAGTTATTCCAACTCGAGGCTCAGGCTAAAATGCAGATAAAAGAAGCTGAAGCAAATTACGCTATAATGACAATGCAGGCTGAAGTTGAAGCAAAGAGATCCTTAATGGAGTTAGAATTTGAGTACAACATGCAATTAAAAGGTGTTGAGGTAGACGGAATGTTGACAAGAGATAAAGACAAAGAGAAGGCTAAGGATAAAAGAGTTGACCTTCAAGCTACTAGACAGTCTGACTTGATTAACCAAAGAAAAAATAACTTGCCACCAATGAACTTTGAAAGCACTGAAGATTCGTTAGATGGATTTGATTTAGAATCTTTTAATCCTAGATAATAATGAACAAAAGAATAACAAAAAAAACAACAAAAGATCCTATTAACGTGACCCCATCTTTAATGGGTTCATATAGTGGGAGTAATGAGGATTTTGGTAGTGTCGGATTAGGGGGTGGAAATAAATTCTTTAATGTAAATGCAAGCAAGTCTTTTTATAGAGGTGGTATGGGATCGAATTATGATGCATCAATTAATATACCAATTAAAAAAAGTACACTTACGATTGGAGGAAACATAAATACTGACAATACGGGCTCTTTTAATTATGGTGCAAACGTTGGTTTAACTATTCCAATAGCCTTAAAAACAAAGAAGAAAAAAAAATTGTAACTTTGTAAAATATTAAATTAAATAAAATGGAAGGTGAATTTAAAGTAAGAGCTGTTGAGTTTGAAGAAAAGTCAGCAGTTGAGATTGAAGAAAAATTGCTTAAGGAACACGAAGAGAAATTAAACCCTACAAGTGAACCACAAGAGCAAGTAAATATTACAGAAGTTCCTGAGGTAGATATTGATGAAAATAAAATCATATCTTACTTAGGAAAAAGATACAACAAGGAGATATCATCTCTTGATGATATATGGGAACAGAGACAGGTAAATGAAGAACTACCTGAAGACGTTTCAGCATTCTTGAAGTATAAAAAAGAAACAGGTCGAGGGATAAATGATTTTATGAATCTTAGTAAAGATTATAATTCAATGGACCAAGACTCTTTGCTTTTTGATTTTTATAAAGAACAAAATAAAGAGCTAGACTCTGATGATGTTCGTTGGGAGATTCAAAATAAGTTCTCTTTTGATGAGGACTTTGATGATGAAAAAGACGTAAAAAGAAAACAAGTAGCAAAGAAAAAAGAGCTTGCCAAAGCTAAAGAGTATTTTAACAACTTAAAAGAACAGTACAAAGTGCCACTTGAGTCAGGTGATTCTTTTGTTCCACAAGAAGAAAAAGATGCTTATAAAGCTTACAAGGAATATAGAGAAACCACAACTGCAAGCGAGCAGGATCAGGAGCGTAGATCTAAGTATTTTGCTGATAAAACAAATGAATTGTTTTCTGACAAATTTGAAGGTTTCAAGTTTAGTATAGACGAAGATAAGAAGTTAGTTTACAAGCCAGCTGAATCACAAGAACTATTGAAGGAGCAGTCTACATTAAAGAACTTTATAAACAAGTTTTTAAATGATGATGGCTACCTACAAGACGCTGAGATGTTCCATCGTTCTATAGCTGTTGCCTCTAACCCAGAGAAGTTTGCCAAATTCTTTTATGAAAAAGGTAAATCTGAAGCGGTAGAAGGTGTTGCAAGAGAGTCTAAAAATATAGATATGACTCGTAATGCAACGTCTATAACACCAACTCAAGGGTTTCAGGTAAGATCGGTAGATGCGGAGCGTGGAAATAGATTAGTAATTAGAAAAAATAAAACTTAGAAATTATGGCTGGATCAATAGCAGCGAGTCCAGGGGTAGCGATTACTCCTAGCTCAGTAAAGGCAACATTGCCTACAAATTATATTACAAACTTTAACTTCTTGAGTCAGTATCTACCTGATACATATGAGCAAGAATTTGAGCGTTACGGTAATAGATCAATTGCATCATTCTTACGTATGGTTGGTGCAGAACTTCCTTCTAACTCTGACATGATTAAATGG